GTTACGCCGGATTTCGCCCCGGTACGGGCTGCACACATAAAGCAGATTGTTACCCAATCGCCGCACCTCCCAACTGCAATTTCATCACCGCCCATGTAAATTCTTTCAATGCGTCTTCCTGCTGCTTTTCCGTGCTTTCCGGGTCTTCTATGCAGTCAGCCAGCTTTTCTGCCGTGTCTGCTGTGTCACGGAATAACTTTGCCATTTCTCTGATTTCCGTTGCGTCAGTCTTCTTTTCCAATGTCCCCACCTCCTATTCATCAAATTTCAGTTCTTCATCTGCGCCCACAACTGCTGCCGGGGCTGGCTTTTCTTCCTGCTGCCATTCCGCAAGGTCAAGCATGGTCCCGCACTTGCTGCAATAGTGCCAGTCAGAAGCCACACGGAAGCGGAAGCCGTCTTTTCTGTCCGGCGCAATGTCTGCGTCATAGCAGGAAAACAAGTGCTTCCCGCATATAGGACAGTAAAAGCTATTCAAATATCCCAGTGGCGGTTGCCCGGTCAATGTCGGCTGCTTCCCTCTTTCCCTCCGGGGCTTCCATGCTTTCTTTTTCTTCACTGCTGCCACCTCGCTTCCCTCTTATGATTTCCTCTGCCGCCGCAAAGTCATGTTTCTTCAACGCCCGCAGAAGCCTTTTCCAGATTGTCCCCGCTTGTCTTCCCAGTTCTTTATTCATGAAAGCAATGTCTTCCGGGTCAAACTGTTTCCGCAAGTCTTTGTCATTTATCACATTCCCCGCAAAAATCAGTTCCGTTCCGCATAGCGTCTTCACGCCCGCTTTGAAATATGCCCTGTCTTCATCCGTCATTTTGATTTTTCCCAGCTATGCCACCTCCTGCAATGTGTCCAATTCGGACAACTTATCTATCCGGCGCACCCTCTTTCAAACTGTGCTGTCAGTTCTTCATACTGCGCTTTAAGGTCTTTTATATTTTCATTTGTTGCGCACCCTGCGCACATTTCTTTCTTGTCGCTATACGGGCAGTAGTCCCAGCATATCCTAATTTCTTCATCCAGATTGCTTGCCAGCACCCACATTGCAAATGCTATGTCCGAAAACTCTTTCTTTGCTTCCGCTGCGGCTGGCTCTTTGACTGCTGCCACTTCCCCATCCGTTATGCCGTACTTTTCTTTTAGGTCTTTATACATCCTGCGGGCTGTTTCCTTTTCGCCGCCCACGCCATTTTCCGCAAGGGCTTTCACCGCCGCCAGCTTTTTAATCATTGCTTCTTTCCGCAACTGCTGCCACCTCCATTTCAGCCGCTATAATTCCCCGGAAGACACGGGCTGCGCATGGTACGGCAATACTGTTTCCCAGTGCCGTATATCTCGCATTGTCTGAAATTTCCCTGCCGTCCTTGCGCTTCTGCGTCCATCCGTCCGGGAAGCCGTCAAGCCGTTCACATTCAAGCGGGGTCAACCTCCGTACAATGTGCTTTAATATCCCTTTCCCTTTGCGCTTTTCCGTCACCAGCGTTTCAGACCCGCCGCCGTTGTTCCCTCCCGTTGCCCGCAGCGTTCCCACGCCCTCTTTATATCCACCGTACCCGTCCAGACGATATGCCCCGCAGTCCTGCACCACAATAGAAGTCCCGCCCCTAACCTTTTCTTGCCCTGCCGTTATTGTCCCGGAAACGGTGTCTTCCTTGAATGTTGACCGTTCCCCGCTTCTGTATAGCTTCGTGTCCGGCACGCATACTGCGTGGCGGTCTGCGGTTGTCAGTGTCGGTGCTGTGTCCTCCTGCATAATGCCCAGCTGGTTTCCACCGTTCTTCCCGGTTCTCCCTATCGCTGCCCCGTTCAGTACATACACGGGCAGCATATAAAGCCCCGTTGAAGCACCACCGCCGCCGTCCGTTGCTTTCAGCGTCACGCTTTTTTCTGCGTTTATCTGGATGCGGTCCGCAGTCCCGCCAAAATCAAATGTCATTTGCCCGTCTGCGTCTTGTTCCATTCCTCCGCTATCCTCTCTAGCAGCGCAATCTTCAATTCCTGCGGTATCTCCTTTTGTTTCTCCTGCGCCCGGCGCAGAATACCCCAACACGCTTTCGCACTCAAAAAGTATTTGTCCGGCACGGTCGTTTCCAAAACTGCATACAAGGAAGATACGTTTTCTTCGCTGGGGTACTCCCCAATATTGAGCGTCCAGCACCCGCCAAGCCGTACTTCCCCCCCTGCTTCTAACCATCCCGGCTGCTGCCCATCTTCCGCTATAAGGCATTGGAATGTTGGTCTTTGTGATTTCTTCAAGCACCCTGCGGAAATCCTGCCCTTTATTGCTTGAAAAAGCCCCTGCCACATTTTCCCAGATAATGTATTTTGGATATTTCCCATTTGTTGCGCACCTCATTTCATCAATCACCCGCACCGCTTCAAAGAAAAGCTGCGACTTCTCGCCGTCAAGCCCTTTCTGGTTTCCTGCGGTTGATAGGTTCTGGCAGGGGCTTCCGAAACTGATAATGTCCACCGGGTCAAGGTCTGCCCCGTTCAGCTTTGTTATGTCCCCCAGCTGCTTTGCTTCCGGGAAGTGCAGTGCGGCAATTTCAATGCAGTTCGGTTCAATTTCGCTGGTCCATACCGTCTTTATCCCCACTCCTGCTGCCGCCAGCGGAAATCCTGCGATACCGTCAAACAGACTGCCCAGCGTCAATCCTGCCGCCACCGCTTACACCTCCCTTGCTTCAATCGCCGCTTTGGGCGGTTTCCTGCCGTCCATCACCATCCGCATGAAAGCAGCCTTTTTATACTTCCGTTCTTCTTCCTCTGTCAGTTCCCTTTCCGGGAAGTCATGCTCTTTATATGCCCTTGCCGTTTCATCCGGGAAAAGGTTGTTTTTCTGCTTGAAAGCAATCATGAACGCTTCCAGTTCCCTTTTCATTTCCTCCCGGTAAAAGCCGAAAAGCAGTTCTATTTCTGCCGCTTCAAGCGCAGTGCAGACGCACCCACGCTTCTTCCTGCGGCTATATTCCCCGGTGTATATGTAGCTTTCGCCGCTCCCGGTCACTTTGTAGAAAATCTGGGTTAGTAGTTCTTCTTCAAGTTGCGTACTGTATGAAAACCACCGCTTTTCCAGCTGCGCAAGTGCCGCTTCCGCTTCATCCTCTGAAATGTCGTACTTCCGGCACAATTCTTCATACATCCGCAGGGCTGTTTCTTTTTCGCCGCCCACTCCCCTTTCAGCAAGTGCCTTGATTTTTCCCAGTTTTTCAAGCACTTTTTCACGTTGTATCTGGTCCATGTTCTGCCCTCCTAAATCTCCAATACTTGCCCCGGATAAATCAAATTTGGGTTCTTTATGTTGTTTTTCTCCGCAAGTTCATAGCACCATACGCCGCTTCCGTACACCATTTTTGCGATATTCCACAAACAGTCCCCTTTTTTCACGGTGTATGTATGCTCTGCTGGTTTCTTCTTCCGCAGCTTCCATCCCTGCTTCTTTTCCTGCGTTCCCTGCGTGTGATAGTATTCTTTTTCTGCCTTTGACCCGCAGTATTCGCATATTTTCCCCAGTTCGACTTCTGCGCCGCAAAATTTGCACTTCATGCCACACCCCCTAAATAGCACCACGACTGCGGGGCTTTCTTCATTCCGACTTCCGGCAATGACAACGGCTTTTCATATTCCCGCACATGGGATATATGCCAGCCCCACAAAGGCTTCCCGCTGTCCCCTGCATAGGCTTCCAGCTGTTTCCTTGTCAAGCAGCTTGCCCGTTCCAGATTGTACGGTGTCCCGCTGTCCTGCGGCGGCAATGCCCATGTGGGAAGCCCCGGCACGGTGTCCAGTTTGTAGAAGCAATCGCAGACAAATTCACCGACAACGCCCACGCCGCCCGTCACATAGACAAGCACTGTATATGGACCGTTGCCCCGTGGTCTGGTCTTTCGGATTTCAAGCAGCTTTGCGCCCAGCCTTATTTCCCGCCACCATTCCGGGTGCAGTGAAATAATGATTGCCCTATATGCCATTTCCTCTGCCCTCCGTAAATTCGTTGTCAAGTTCAATGCGGATGTACAGAATGTGCTTCAATTCCTCCACCTTGTACTCCCCAAATTGTTCCACCGGGACCTGCGGCGGCAATGCGTCAATCCTTTTCCAGTCCCACATTTTTTCCGTTGCCTTGTATGTTTCCATCCCTATCCCGTAACGCTTCACCCTGCGGGTCTTCCTTATTTCTGCATTGTGCGCATTTGCCGCAAACCCTCTGAAAATCACCTGCCCTGCTGCATTTACAATCATAATTCTGTCGCTGGGCGTTGCTTTCTCTATCGCTTCACCTAACATCACCTTGACCACCTCCGTTCACTGGCTGCGCCCTGCTGCCAGCCTTTCCCTTTCGCTTCCTCCTGCTGCCCGCCGCCGTCTTCTTTGCTGGCGGCTTTTTCGGCTTCTTCTTCCTCCACATTTTCAAGTAAATGTGCCACCCGGTCTGCTCATAATAGACCGCTTCGCAGGAAGTAATATTGTAATCTGCATATATCTTCTGAAACTCCGACAATCCCCCATCCGCAGACTTCGCCAGCTGTTCAACCTTTGCTTTGCTATACTTGAAATCGTTGCATTTCTCCGTTGGTTCTTCCAGATTTCGGCTGGCTTTCCATAGGCTCTTGTCTGCCGCTTCCTGCGGCTTGCTGTCCTCCCGCTTTGTTTCCGGGCGTTCAAGGTTGCGGCTGGAAGAATACCGTTTCTTTCCCTGCGGGTCTTTTATGATATACTTACAAAGTCCCTCTATCCCGTTTTCATTCATTTGCAGACGGTCCGCATTGACCCAGCCCATCTTCTCCACGCTGTCCCTATATGCTGCCGCTTCCGTTTTGTCCGGGCTGTCCGCTTTCTTCCAGTTCACCCGCTGCGCCGTCCACATCATTTCCACTTCGTCACGGTCCATGCCGCCATTCATGATTATGTGGTGATGTATCCTTTTCAGCTGTTCACCGTCCTTTGAAAACTTGTATTCCGTCACTAATATGTATTTCAAGGGTTCAAGACCCAGCTTCTGCCGTCTGTATGCTATCCGGCGTAAATAGTTACCCACAATCTTTTCTGCTTCCTCGACTGTGCCGGGCAAGTTATCCACACTATATGTGCATGACGTGTGCAAATCCCCAGCATGAAAGTTGCCATTCCCTAACTGCACAAGATACCGTTTGGTGTTCTTATCGTTCAAGGCGTTCTGCTTCGGCTTCTTCGCTTTCCTCCGCTTCCCCCTTTTCCCTCTGGCTGCTTCCTCTGCCTTTTCTGTTCTTGGGATAATATCAACTTCCCTATAATCGGCGCAGTCTGTCTTCTTCTCTCTGATAAACATACTGCACTTCCTTTTCCGTCCTCATTCCATGCCATACGGCTTTTGGGGTACATCCGCAGGAAGTGCCGGGGGTTCTCCCCCCTCCATCTATCCATCCATATATCCATATCTTACGGAAGTATATATTATAATCATTCTTACGGAAGTATAACTATATATAACTTATCGTAGGAATGTTAATACCCCATACAAGCCCGCTTTTGCGGTCTGAAAACCGCTGTTTTCAAGGGTTTTCCCCTTGCTTACGGAAGTATAAATTATGCTTGCATTATAGCCGCCGATATGGTATAATGGACTTGTTCAAAAGTTTATAACAAATCGGCTGAAAACCCTTTGCAATTCGCAGTTGTAAAGGGTTTTCGATTGCCCTTTTGCGGCTCTCCTGCCGCTGCCGTTTCCAGTCTTTTCACCTCCCTTTTTCTTCCAATTCCGGGTTATAGCAAGAATGTGTTGACCCTACAACCCAGCCCGTCATATCAATGTCAATGTCTGTGCCGTCCGTGCCGTCAGATATGATTTCCATATCCCCGTAAAAGCCCCATTCCTCCCCATCCGTTGTATGTATGAGGATATAGCCGCACTGCCGGTCCCGCTCCTGCTGCCGGGCTTCCTGCTGCTTCTGCATTTCCTGCACCGCTTCTTCTATCAGTTTTTCTTTTGCATAGCTTCCCGCCGCAAATGCTGCGGCGCAAAGAAGAAGCGTCCCCAGAAATATTGCTGCCCGTGTGCCTTTCTTCACTGGCTGCCACCTCCCATCACCGCCGCTGGCTGCTGTCCTGCTGCCGGGGCTTCCTCTTTCTTCTCCCGCTGCGTCACTTTTACCGTGATTTTTGCGTTTTCCCTCTCTGAAAGAATAAGTGCCAGCGTTTCAAAGAAGCGTTGTGCGTTAAATGTCCCTTTGACTTCCACCGCTGCCACCTCCCTTTATACGGGCTGGGCAGCGGCAGTCTTTTTTCTTTCCAGACCTTTTGCAAATCTCACGCCCTGCATGAAGACAAGCATTTCCTGCTGTTCTGCCGGGGTCATTTCATCCAGAAGCTGCAAAACCGCCACCGCTTCCGGCTTTCTTTCGGTCTTCAATAAAATTTCCATCTGCTCTGCCATCCTGCTTCCCTCCTATCTCAAATTCGCAGCTTTCTTTTTCGCAAGTCCAGACGCTACACCATCTTTCTTGACTGCTGCACCAAAACAATTTTTTAATGTCCTTTCTGCACTGCCGCCCCGCTTTTCACACTAAAAAGCCGTTGCCCGGAAAACTTGCTGTCCGTCATTCGCACTTTGTAGCTGGTGCGCCGCTGCCGCTCTTGTCGCAGTGCGTATTTTTGGGTGTTGGCTTCCCCGGAAACAAGTTGCTGCTTTTGTTTTAGCAGTCACTTGTTTTATACGCTTATAATATACCAGTCACTTGTATTTGTCAATAGTTTTTTTGATATTTGTATTGACTTTTTTACAAGTGACTGGTATTATTGACTTGCAAGCATGAAAGGGGGTGTGAAAATGACCATCAACGAACGTATTAAATTTTTGAGAAAAGAAAAGGGATTGAACCAAAAGCAATTTGCTTTATTGCTCGGCATTACTCAATCCGGCGCAAGCTATATGGAACAACCGGGAAATAATATTTCTGAAAGCAGCATTAAATCTATTTCCACTATATGTAATGTAAATGAAGAATGGCTGCGGAACGGGATTGAACCTATACATATAGAGCCGGACACATTCAGCCTTGATGAATTTGTGAAGCAGCGGGGCGCAACGGACCTTGAATTGCAGATTGTCAAACTTTACTTTGACTTAGACGCAGACACAAGAAAAATGCTGGTTTCTCATTTCAGAAGCGGTCTTGCTGCTGCCGTCAACGAAAATCCAGCATTGATTGTCCCGGACACGCCGGAAGAATTGGAAGCGGAATGCCCGCCCCTTGACCTCCCCGGCACATCCGGGAAAGACGCTGGATAGTGAACGCCCCAGCTTCGCTTGTTACTTGAAAATTATTAGTTTCGCTCTGCCAGAAAAATTCAGATTATAATATACAGTGCTGCTTTTGCGGTAATATATCGCATATATCCTGCGATTATAGAAGCGAATATACTTTTTTACCATGTGCCACCTATCCTTTCCGCAAAGCTGGGCGCACCACATATTATATTTTCTGCGTATGTTCTGGGGAAATTTGAAAGTAGGTGGATTTATGAGTTATGACGCAGACCAGCAAAACCGCATGAACCGTGCCAAATATGAAGCCATGCACTTTATTGAATTTGACGAACAACGGCAGACCGCCATTATAGAAAACTCTACACATGATAGTTATTATACGGTTACAATGAATAGCTGCACTTGCCCGGACTTTCAGAAGCGTGGTGTGCCTTGTAAGCATATATATAAACTGCGTGAAGCCATTGACAATCCGGCTTCCCCCATCCGTCCTATTCTTCCGGCTTCATCCTCCAAAAATAAAACCGTTGCGCTTGTCCTCTGTATCTTTTTGGGGTATTTCGGCGCACATTATTTTTACGCCGGGCGGTCTGGCATGGGTCTTCTGTATCTTTTTACTGTCGGGCTTTTCGGTATTGGCTGGCTTGTTGACATTTTCAGAATATGCGCAAACCGTTTCAATGACCGATACGGGCGCAAAATATCATAAAAATGCAGCGGCAGTGCTGGGAACACTGCCGCTGCGGTGCAAATAATATATCATACCAGATACAACATACCATCCGCATAATTATAATATCACTTGCGGGCGGGAAATTAAAGGCAATTAAGGTGATAACATGAAGAAAAAGGAAGCAGCGGCAAGCCTTGTGCGTGTCGCTTTATATATCCGTGTTTCCGGGGATGAACAAAAAATGCACGGTCTTTCCCTTGAAGCCCAGCAGGAACGGCTTGAAAAGTTCGCCCGTGAACGTGGCTGGCTTATCTCCGGCATATACATTGACGCTGCAAAGACTGCCCGGAAGCACCTACACAAGCGCACGGAATTTCAGCGCATGATTGAAGCCGTGAAGCGGAATGAAGTTGACATTTTGCTTTTCTGCCGCCTTGACCGCTGGTTTCGTTCCGTAGCCGATTATTATAAGGTCATGGAAATTCTGCAAGCCCACGGCTGCGAATGGTTGACCACGGATGAAGAATACGACACGACAACTGCAAACGGGCGTTTATACATCAATGTGAAGCTGTCCATAGCCCAGAATGAAGCGGACATTGACGGGGAAAGAATAGATGTTGTTTTTGACAGCAAGATTGCCCACGGCACTGTTGTTTCCGGCAGCTGTCCTTTCGGCTTCCGGGTGAATGATGAAAAGCGGCTGGAAATCCTGCCGGAAGAAGCGGACATTGTGCGGGACGCTTTCAGCCGATATGAAGCCACCGTTTCCCAGCGTGGGACCATTAAATATATCCGGGAAAGATACGGCGTGAATTGGTGTGACGCTACTTTCCGGCGTATGCTGCATGAAAAGCTATATACTGGGGTATATGACCGGGGCGGCAGGGTCAATGAAAACTTCTGCCCGGCAATCATCAGCCATGAACAATTTAACCATGTGCAGAAATTGACCAGCAAAAACGCCCGTTCCTCCCCATCCGGCAAAGTATATATTTTCACTTCCGTTCTTTCTTGCAGTGAATGTGGGCATAAATTAGTTGGGTATCAGACACGGGGCTATTTTTATTATCGGTGCAACCAGCATTTCCAGCGTGGACGCTGCCCGCATAATCATTCCGTCCGGGAAGACGTGGTTGAAGCGTGGCTGTTCTCCCATCTGGAAGAAGAAATTGACCGCTGCCAGCTTGAATGGGAAGTGCAAGCCGCCGCCCGGAAGCGTGCCATTTCATCCAATGACAAAGCGGCACTGCGCCGGAAACTCTCAAAGCTGAAAGAATTATATGTAAATGAGTTAATCGACATAGAGGAATATAAAAAGGACTATGAAATATATACCGCCGCACTGGGGCAGCTGCCGGACCCTGCGCAGGAAGCCCCGCCAGACTTCGCCGCCGTCAGAAAGTATTTGACAGCCGATTTCAAAGCGATATACGAAACTTTGTCCCGTGAAGAAAAGCGCACCCTTTGGCGGTCCGCCATTGAAGAAATAAAGGTTGACAACGCCGGGAACGTCACGGGAATTATTTTCGGGTAGTGTTGTACTAACTTTACACTACCCGTGGGCAATGTTCAGTTAGTACAACATAGGAGAAGACCCCGGAAGACTGCTGCCCTCCGGGGTCTTTTTATGACTGTGCTGTTTTAATCTGTTTAATTTGCAATAGTTCTTGCAATATATCCTTTTCTCCCTCAAACAGTGACCTTGTTGTGATTATATATCCATAATTGGCAGGGTCTAAATTCTTTTTAAAAGCTATTTCCCCTACTGGCACGGTCCCCGCATATACATCATAGAAATATTTTTCTTTTATCGTAAATATGCACGGCAGAAAGCAAATAATACCGTTATTGTTTTTCAGAAATCTTTCGTCAAAATATATTTCCTTTCCCTCTATCCTCACATATTTTTCAATATCTGGACATTTTCTATAAACTTCACTTTTTATCTCTTTTTCCATTTTTGCTGTCGTATCAATATTGAATGGCATTCCAAAATATCTGTCGAATAGATTTTTTACAAAATCACGCATATTTCTTTTATCCCTCCACCACTAATGCTTCCGCTGCGGCTCTCGCTGCTTCCTGCGTGTTCCATTTCAGCCGGTCCCCGTCCCTTACTTGCATATCCCCTATATAGGCATACCAATGTTGACCGCCATTGAATTTCCTAACCCTTATATCTTCTTTCTTGAAGTCTGGGAAGACAAGCTGCTTTCTCCGGCAGAATTGCACCGTTTCCACTCCATGTGTATGACCGCCAGCCGGATTTATGAACACTGCCCCGTACTGCTTTATATTGTCCAGCTGCGCCATTCCTATTTCCATATTCAGACAACGGAAGCCGTCAAATATGGTCCCCTCTACTTGCTGCGCCTTAATGATTGCGCACTGGATGTATTTGAAATCCTTGCTTTCCATCATCTTTATGCGCTCCTGCAACTCCATTCCGTCAAGCAGATTGTGCCAGTCCCTGCCCTCCTGCCGCAGCTTCCTATAAAGGTTTATTGCCCCCTCGTATCTGCTGCCCGCAGTCTTTTTGTGGTAGTCTGCTATCTGGTCCGCTTCCGTCAGTTTCAGCCACCATTGCTGCCCGTCATGTACGAATAGATATTCTATTGCTTTTTCTCCCATGCCAGTTCCTCCCCGGTGTCCTGCTGCACCTTTTCTTTGATAGCTTCGCAAACATAATCATTGAATGACCGCCCCTGCCGCTGCGCAACCTCCTTGACCGCCGCTTTCATCCCTTTTGGCATTGCCAATTCTGCCCGGTCATAATTTTTATCACGGTATTTATTTTTTGCCACGGTTGCTGCCGGTCCCCGTGGAATTGTTGACTTCTTTTCCTGCTGTTCTGCTGTTTTCTTATCTTCTGGCATTTGCAAGCCCTCCTTTTTCTGTTTTCCGTAAGTATAACACATTCTCCGCACTTACGGAAGTATAAATTTATACAAATATACTTCCGTAAGTTTGTGCAATCTGCCTATTGAAATTATACTTCCGTAAGTATATAATAGACTTATCAAATGAAAGAGAGGAAAACACAATGACCATAGTAAATACAATCCTTGAACAACTCGGCGGCAATAAATTTATCGCAATGACTGGCGCAAAGAATTTCTTATCAGACGGAAACACACTGCGCATGACGCTTCCGAAAAACCGCAGCAAGGCAAACCGCCTTTATATCACCCTTGACGCAACGGACACTTACACAATGCACTTTTTCAAATATACTGCTGGGCGGCTCAACAAAACAACTTTCGCATGGACCCCGGACAAGCAGGAAGATATAAAGATTGTTTCCGGCGTATACGCCGATATGCTTCAAGAAATATTCACCGCAACAACGGGAATGGCTACACACTTATAAACCACCGGGGCGGCTGCTCTGCCGCCCCTCCAGAAAGAAAGAGAGGAAACCGCAATGAAAGAATTTGAAAAAGCCGCTTATAGCCGCCTTGCACTGAATGAGGGCTTGAAACAAATAAAAGCCGTACACCTTACCGCCAGCCGGAAAAACTGCTACTACCCCATTTATTCCGACCTTAAAGCCGCTAACAACTGGCTGGAAGACTATGCCGGAAACCGTCATGCTTTCTACTGCTACCAGCTGGAAGAATACAAAGACCGCCTATATAACCACTACAAAGAAACGACTGCCGCAGACTTTGCCCGCCTTGCCCGCCTTGCAAAACGTGCCATGATTGAAAATATCAATTCTATCTTCCGTGACGGTGAAGCCGGAAGCCTTGACATTGTATAATCTGCGGAAACGCTGCCCCGGTTCTTCCGGGGCTTTTCTTACGGAAGTATATACAAAATATACAATTATACTTCCGTAAGTTTGTATATTCTGCCTATTGCAATTATACTTCCGTAAGTATATAATAAACTTATCAAATGAAAGAGAGGAAATCATAAAATGACAATAGCAAACAACTTTGATGAATTTGTTGAAAAGGTATCAGAAGCGGAAAGAAAAGCACTGAATATGCCCGCTGGTCAAGAAATGACCCAGAAGCTGCTTGAAATGAAACTGGCGGCAAATCCGAACATGACCCCGGAAGAATGGCAGCAGACGAAAAGCGAATTTATGACTTTCCTTTTCGCAGTGTTCGTCCGGGAAACGCCGGAAGCCATGCAGGAATTAGGAAGCCACGTCTGGAACGAATTAAGAAAGCAGGAAGCATGAACACATTGACCGGGGCGGCGGCTCTGCTGCCCCGCTTCGCAGAAAGAGAGGGAAGCACAATGAACGCCACTCATTTTAGGGAAATGACCGATACGCAAAAACATGAATATTGTATGGCTTGCGCAATGCGTGACAATCACGCTGCAATGTCTGAATTTTATGCGTATGAAAAATATCTTGATAAATCCATTGTTATTGTCAAGGGGCGCAAAATTCCCATTGGAACAAAGGGTGTCTGCTTTTATGTCGGTGCTGTGAATTATAGCAAACTCAAAAATTGGTGGGATTGGACTATTCGCATAGGTTTCAAGACCGAAAACGGGGAAACTTTCTTTACATCCGAACGCAATATTGAATTAGTTTAATCCAGAAATAAAGCCCCGTATTTGCCCCGTAGACGCAAAAAAGCCCGCAAGCGTACATTTTCACACTTGCGGGCTTTAACTCTGTTTCTGGGGCTGTCTGGCGTGTCAGCGGGGCATAATTAGCCGTTCCCCTCCGTGATAACCACGCCGACATTGCGGGCGGCTTCCTCTGCCGTTTCCGCAGATACGGTCCCCACCTTGTTTCCGTCTGCGTCATAGGCGTTCACTGTCCCGTCCGGGTTCTTCTGCAATGCGCCGTCCGGCACTTTGTCCGTTGCCACTGCTGCCGCCCCGGTGTTGATTACAACCGTTGCCCCCGGCGTGATTGCCGCTGCTTCCAGAAGCTGTCCGGGCTGTGCTTCCGCTTCCCCTGCTTTCATTGCTTCATAGGCTGTCTGGGCAATCGCTTTCAGCTGGTCTTCCGTCACTTCAATTCCCGCTTTTGCGGCAATCTGTTTCAGCTGTTCGACAACGGCAGCCATCTTCTTTTCGCCGCTCTCCGTCTTCAAAAACTCCCTTGCCCATACAACGAATTTTGCCGCCCATTCTGCAAGGTCTGCCAGATTTTCCTTGACGCTTGCCGGGATTTTCGGGAAGATAAACTTTCCGGCGCAGAACGCCCCCACCGTCACCAGACAATAAATGATTGAAAAAATTACCTCTTTGTTCATCCTCGTTACCTCCGTTTCTTTTTTATGCGGGCAGCTTCAAAGTCTGTCCGGGGTGAATTGTGTTGCTGGTCAAGCCGTTTAATGTCTTGATTTCATTGTACCTTGCGCCGTCCCCCAGCTGGGCGGCTGCAATCGCCCACAAGCTGTCCCCGGCTTTCACGGTATATGTCCGGGTCCCGCTTCCGGGTATTCTGATAATCTGCCCCACGCTTATCACGTTGGGATTGGCAATGCCGTTGTAGCTTGCCAGCTTCTGATATGTCGTGCCGTACTTGCTGGCAATCCCGGAAAGCGTGTCACCTCTTTTCACGGTGTAGGTCTGTTCTCCTGCCGCCGCTGTGGGCTTCTGCGGTGTCTGCGGCTTCTGTGGTGCGGAAGGAGCCAGCCCTACTTCCGCAAGCGTCTTCTGGTATTCCTTGCCATTATCCAGCCCGCAGACCGTATGACTGGAAGCCTTGACGTAGATTGCGCCCCGGATGCAGTATGCGTCACTATCCAGATACTGCCTTTTTGTGATAATCTTATACCCTGCCGCTTTCAGTGCGGCTTTCATTGTGGATGTAACCCACCCATTGCCGCCGTATGACACGCCAGCTGCGCCGGAAGCCACCGCCGCCACGTTCTGCAAACTGGAACAATCGCAGTTGCACTTTCCTACCGCCGCCAGATTGTACCCCACGGCTTTTGCAAGTGCGTTCAGCGTGTTTCTGTCCCCCTGCCCATATCCGATATTGTCATTGGCGCAAGCTGCTTCCACTGCCGCTGCGTGCTTCTCACGCACTGCGGCTTCCGGGTGTATAGCCATGAAGTCCCACGGCTTAGAATACCACCCACGCACGCAGACTTCCTTTCCCGTGCTGTCACCTTTTGCGCCATTCACGCCCCCATTTTCAGAAATGCTTGCGTGTCCAATTCTTATGCCCATATCTCCTTTACCTCCGTTCTGATTTCCTCCGGGGCTTCCCCGGAACAATGCAGCCGCCTTTTTATATACAAGCGTCCTGCGGTTCTCATACTTCCCCATCACCCTATCTGCCAACGCTGCCGCATGGATTGCGGAAAGCGTCACCTTTGCCGGTCCTCCGGCTTTCTGCGCCGCCGCCAGCCCCACACGCTTTGAAGCCCCTGCGCCGCCTTGATTTTCCAAATCGGCGTAATATACAA